CATATCGCCTATTCTCCTGGTAATAGTTGCTCATAATATTTAGCATTCTATTCCAAAAACAGCGAGTTAGGCACATAACAAAAGGGGTCTAAAAGGGTAAATATCAAATGCGACCACTATGCAAGGCCTGCGCACAGCGACCCCGAGCCATTAATTACTACAAAGACACTCGTGTCTACTATCGAACATTGTGTGAAATCTGTTTAACACACGGTGCAGGATCTCACGTACCTCGTTGGCAACGTGCAGGATACAAACCTAAGACCGTGTGTGAAAAATGTGGTTGCCGATCTCAACACGCTGAGGTGTTTCGTGTGTTTCACATAGATGAAAATCTCAACAACTGCAGGCCCAATAATCTCAAAACCGTGTGCTTAAACTGTGCTGCTATTCTAGGCAAAGAGGGAATCACTTGGAGGCAAGGCGATCTCATCGCTGATTATTAGAGCAGCCTGTTTATATAAATTATCAATGGTATGATTATTGTCTAGAACAGCGTCAAAGTCAGTGCCTACCCAAGCAGTTTCTGAGGCATGAATTTTCTGCATTTTTAAGGCCTGAACTGCATAATTATGCCCTGCATTAGCATCCAAGGCTGTTTGGTACCAATCGGGTAAGCTACCACGCTGAACCCAAATTATCTTGCCGCCAGCATTACGAATACTTTGAATTTCGTTAGGGAATCGACAATCACTAATTACCACATTGTCTTTGCTTAGACGGAGTTTGTTTTCTAGACTGGCAATCCAAATATCATCATGAAATGCTTTGCGACACACCTCTGTGCCCCAATATTGTAGAATCCAACGGGGAGTAAGTGTGGGCATATCTAATCGTTTAGCCCACCACGGATCTATTTGTTCACGCCATTCACGTGCTTCCTTGGTTCTGCCTTCGAGCATAGTTCGATCCCAACCAAATACATTTGACACAGCATCTTTGAGTGTCGACGCGAAACTTTCTCTGCGAAATTCGTGGAAGTTAACTAGATAGTCGGCCACAGTGTCTTTGCCTGAACCGATAAAACCGCATACGCCTATGATCATAATGTTCTCCAATTAAGAACAGTATAACATGCGTGGGATTATGTTGTCAACCAGTGATCCAGGTATAACCGCTGCCGCCGGGCACTAATTTCATGAGATCATCGATGAGCTTTTCCATCTCAGTTTGAGCTTCTGTGATCAATGCTGTGCCATTCAGCTGTGTGCCGCCTTGCGGTCCTGCAATCTGACCGAATTTGCTGCGAGCTTGTCCTAGCATCATCTTACAGTTAGCTAGAGCATAGTCCTTGATCCATTGTCCGGAATATACATCGTCGATTATGACGAAATCTGGTTTGGTGTTGTAGACTTGTAACATCACTGATTCATCGCCGCGCGGACGCTGATGTATGATCAACTTGCGCGATTGAGGATGCCAAGTAAAGTTAATATACGAGCCAAACATCTTTCCTACTAGCTCTTGATATTGTGCAAACAGTTCATAGGTCAACAATCCACCCATGTTTGTTGATGATAACAAATAAGTGTTGGTATAGGCTAGATTAAATGGCTCAAATACTGTGCCGCCTGTGCCGTTGCCGGTTCTTGAACCTACTGATCTACGAAATATTTGACGTACCTGTTGTATTTCTTTGGGCAGTATATATTCGTTAGTACTTTCTGTTAGGGTTAAAAACGCATACGATTCTTCTACAGCATTGTCGCTGCGCTGGCGAAAAATTGCCAGACTGCGATTTAGTGCTGTTTCATAGTGTTTGGGATCTAGTTCTACATCCACCATACCGTCTGCCAGCATGGTCTTGCAAAAGTCGTAAACGGAGTTTTTGGCTTGATCTGATGTGCTCATGCTAGTATTTATTACAGCGGTAAATATATGACTATGCCAAGACTCTCTCTTTACAGGCCCGAAAAGGGCAATGATTTCAAATTTATAGATCGCAATGCTTGGGAAATGTTTCAAGTTGGCGGCACAGATGTACTGGTGCACAGATACATAGGCACTGGCGTTGCAATACAGGGTGACACACCCAGTACTCCTAACTATGCCACTGATAATGTAGCAAACATACAGGATCTGTTGTTTTTAGAAAATCGCGATCGCAAGTACGATCCTGACATATACGTGATGCGCGGTGTATATAATATCTCTGACATAGATTTTAATCTCAGTCAGTTTGGTCTGTTTCTGCAGAATGATACTATTTTTATCACATTCCATATCACAGACACTGTGGAAAAATTGGGTAGAAAAATCATAGCAGGAGATGTTATAGAACTTCCCCATCTTAAAGATGAATACGCTCTTAATGATTTAACATTTGCACTGAAACGTTTCTTTGTCATAGAAGAAGTTACTAGGGCAGCGGAAGGATTTTCTGCTACATGGTATCCGCATTTATATCGTGCCAAATGCAAGCCGTTGGTTGACAGCCAAGAATACAAACAGATTTTAGATGGTATAGCTAGCAGCGAATCTTATCAGGGTACATATAATCCCAATATCACCTACTATCCAGGAGATGTAGTATTAGCAGCTGATGGTAAAAAATATCAAGTTGTACAAGAAGTCACTGGCGTTACTCCTCCCAATATCACGTATTTTGCATTGGCAGATACCCTGAGAGATGTAATCAGTACCTACGAAAAAGAAATGCAGATCACTGCTGCGGTACTGAATCAGGCAGAGGCCGATGCACCTCGCAGTGGTTATGATACTAGTAAGTATTATACCTTGCAGAGAACCGACGATGGAACAGCTGAGTTAGCCAGTGTAGATGATGACACATTTCCTACATATGATCAGTATCAAGCTATGATTCCAGATCCTATAACCGGAATAATTCCAGCGCAGGCCACAGATGAAAATGGAGTACCTCAATTTGACGCAGACGGTAATCCGATATTTGTTGGTCAAACGGCCAGTTCAGTGATACTACCGTCAGACGGCGATGGCTATGAAGGTTATCTAACCAAAGACGGGGTTCCGCCTAATGGTGCTCCATTCACCGCAGGTATTTCGTTTCCGAATAATCCAGTCAATGGTCAGTTTGCTCTGCGCACAGATTATCTGCCTAACAGACTGTTTAGATTTGATGGCGCAAGATGGCGTAAGTTTGAAGATAATGTAAGAATGACTATGAGCAATCTCGGAGCCAGCGATGTAACCACAGGTACGTTTGCAGGCAAAGATGTGAGACAAACACAGAAAGCTACATTTATTAATAACCCTACTGTGAGCACCATAGATGGTCACGTAGTCAAACAAAAACAGGGCCTCAGCAAGGCTCTTAGACCAGAGGCAGACGAATAATGGATTTTCACTACGACGGACAGATAAGACGCTATGTAACACAGTTCATGCGTGTGTTTATTGGTTTCAAGTATCAGGCAGGAGACGGAGAACAAAGACAGATTCCAGTGATGTATGGTGATTTAACCAGACAGGTAGCCAGCATTATCAAAGACAATTCAGAAAACAAAATGCCTACCGTACCACGAATAGCCTGTTATATTACAAACATTGAAATGGATACAGACAGGCTCAGTGACCCTACATTTATATCTAAAATACATATCAGGGAACGTAGATTTACTGATGCCAGCGGCACTAGAGAATACACAGGTGCACAAGGAGGCAGTTACACAGTAGAGAGATTATTGCCTACACCGTTTAAATTAAAAATGAAAGCGGATATATGGACATCAAACACAGATCAAAAACTTCAATTATTGGAACAGATATTAGTTCTGTTTAATCCCAGTTTAGAACTGCAGACCACTGACAATTACATAGACTGGACTAGCCTCAGCGCCATGTACTTGACTAGCACAGTTTTCTCCAGCAGAACAATACCTCAAGGTGCGGAATCGGATATAGATATATGTAGTTTAGAATTTGAAATGCCTGTGTATATATCACCTCCAGCCAAAGTGAAAAAACTAGGTATTGTACAGAGTATTGTAGCTAATGTGTTTGCTGATGACGGAGCTGTGGTAAATCTAGAAAATTTGATTTATGATAATGCAGTTACTATCAGAACTGTCATAAAACCGTATGGCGGGTATAGTGTCCTACTATTCAAATCAAATACCGGTAATTCTAACGACAATCAATATGATCTTACTCTTGTGAATCCGTCAGAGGCGGTGATAGCGTTGGGTCTTGATCGAAAGGAAATAAAAAACGGTGAACCGATTGATTGGGATATCATACTGAATGTGCAAGGCGGGTACATGCCCGGCAGTGAAGTATATTTTAAGAAAGCCAGCGGTTATGAAATAGTCGGCACCTTCGTGATCAATCCATTAGATCAAAGCATACTTACTGTGACCTTAGATGCAGACACCTATCCCGCCAACGACGACATTGCTAGCGTAATACCAGGTGTCTCTGCTAGAGGTACTGTTGATGCTATCATAGATCCCTACAAGTATAATCCTCTGGAAATCTACGGATCGCATGCACAGATACCGCTGGGTCTGAGATTTCTCATGTTAGACGACGTTAACAACAGTGAGAATCGCGGTGGTTATATTAATCTTCCTTCAAATCCTGCAGACAGCACTAATATTCCGTACCGTGGTCCACAGGCCTGGCGTGAGCCCAGCAACAATGATTCATCATGGGAAAATCAAGACGGCTCTGATCCTGTAATCACAGCTAACTCTATAATAGAATGGACTGGACACACTTGGACCACTATTTGGAATCCCAATGACAATACTCTAGAAGCTGCAGATATCGCAGGCGAAGAGTTTGTTCCTATATATATTCAAAATATTCGTACTGGCATCAAGTATAAATGGGACGGGGAACAATGGATCAAGGCCTTCGAAGGTGAGTATAGACCAGAAGAATGGAACTTCAAGATCACTGGTTGATAAGTAAGCACATGCAACAGCGTGCCGGATTACTATTTTTATCTAAAACCACAGGACGTATACTATTAATTTTAGAAGATAGTAAATGGACTGTGCCTACATTTGCAAGATCTGGACCATTGTTACAAGATTCTGATTCGCTGCTGTCAAAATACAGCCAAGGTCGTATATTGCCAATTGAATTATATCTCTCAGAAGATCGTGGATTTGAATACGGAACGTATGTCTGTCTAGTCGAAGATGAATTTTTAACACAGGCTGCAGATACGATCTGTTGGAGCAATCTAAATTATTTGCCCAAACAATTGCATAACGGTCTTAAGGCCACATTAAATAATTCAATAATAAAAACAAAGATTGAAACTATTATGGAGTTGGAAAAATGTCATCGCTGATCAAATCTACTAGATTCCAAGAAGACTGTGAAAAATATCGCACTGCTATTGCCAGTATGCCCGAAGGTGCGGCTAAACAAGAATCTCAACAACTGCTGAATAAACTGATTGCGGAAATAAAAAAATTGGACAGCATGCATATGGAGATGGTCTATAGTCGCCAGCTGCCTACTATGGGCAGTGAAATGAA